GCATCACCATGTTGTCTGATTGTTACACCAATACCAGATCCTACTCCAATATCAAGACCAGTTGAGTGCAACAAAGAATCACCAAGACGAATTGTTGATCCTGGTGAAGTTCCTATCCCTGCTGGTGCGACTTTAGTGAATGACATATTTTATTTATCTTGCATTAGTTACAACATCATAGACACTATCACCTGGATGGGATGCAAATGCCATGTATATGTAATGTTCATTTGATCCACCTATCATACTACCTGAATTTTGAGCTTTAAATCCAGTTGAATAGAAGTCCATATGATCATTAGTTCCACCAGTCCATTCAGCATAAGTACCGTTTGGATATAAAAATCTTTTAATTGGATTAACTGTATCTCTTTTATTATCATGCATACCCCAGTCATCCACTCTGGTGTGTGCTTTATATAATACAAAAGCTGGTTTAAATCCACAGTCAACAAAAGCATTATTACCATGTTGACCATTACCTCGATAGATTCCAAATTTTGAATATCCTGGCACAGAATGCCAACAATATGCAACATAACTTCCACCATTTATACTAACTGGATTATATCCACCTTTTACACCAAAAGTCGTGGCACTTACACTCGCAAAATCTTGAGATGAAGTAACTGCTGCAGCGTTATTTGATAAACTTAAATATTTCCCTAAACCAATGCTATGATGATAAACTCGCCAACCATTTGCATTATTTCGTCTTTTTATAAGAACCATTTCAGGAGCAGAATCTAATCCATGACCAAAAGTAACTGTTGAATCATTTGATCCTGAATATGTGACAATAGAAAATCCAGCATCTTTATTTGCAGATACTTGTGATGTTACACTTCCATCATTATTTGTGACATATCCTCCTCCTGCTTTCCAACACCATCCTACGTAATTATGGCTATTGTAGTTTGTTCTACTTGAATTAACACCATTTCCTACTGAAAAACCATTATGTAAAAATCCATCCATATGAGTGCCAGTTGCTTCTATATCTGTTTGATTTGATTCAATCCAATTTCCAGCACCTCTAATAGTGTCATAGAGATGATGATCATAGGTTGATGTTCTGTTTTTTAACCAAACAAAATCTGGTGCAAATTCTAATCCAGTAATTTTATGACCAGAAGTTGCACCATTACCCGTATAAAGCAGAGTATCAAAATGTTTTTTTGGATCAATCATTCCATTTTTAGATGTTAAATTTGGTGGTATGTTTTGTGTACATAATGCCAAAGCATTATCAGGAGGAGTATAATAAAAATCACCGATGCCATTTGCATCTGTTTTATATTGATTTGTATTTGCTCCAAGGAAACTACTATCCTGTCCAAAGTTGAATCTATCATTTACACTACTGCTACTACCACCATTTGTGCTTATCCAAGAAAATACATAGTCACCTTTTCCATCACTTGGAAGTTCAGGAATAGAAACCGAACAAACAAGCGAGTTATTATTATAGTACTTAGCAACCATTTCATCCATATTAACTGTCATACCAATAATACGTGTTGTACCATCATTGTAAGCTGTAAATCCACCAGTAAATACTTCTGTACCACTTCCACCAGTATGACGATAAGCTTTCCCAGTGTTCATGTCATATCGAACACCACCTGAATTATCAAAATAAACACCAGTATAATTATTTAATCTTCTTGTTATACCCCAATATCTGGTGTATGATGGTCCTGTCCATCTTATCTCCCAATACCAAGTTCCTGTATTTGGAATAGTTCTATCTGCCTGAACAGCCACTTGAGCTCCATTAGAATCATTATATGTTTGAAATCTTAAACCAGCATTAGATATACCAGTCATTCCATTTGAACGTGACAAAAGTGCAAAATTATTGGTGGGAGAGTCAGGAACACTATCACCTACTATAAAACCACTTGTTGTAAAGTCATTACCATTACCACTTGTATCTTTACCAAATGCTGCTGTACTTGAATTATCTTTAAATTCTAAATGAAATCCACTCGTTCCATAAGTTCCAGTATATCTCTTTGGTCTCCATATTCCTGTTTGATCCTCAGTGTATGCAAAGGCAGTTGGATCTAATGCCTGTCCATCAACCAAATGAACATCTGCAATATACCCCTCAAACTCATGATCAGTATTATAATCACCAATTCTAGTAGAATTAGTTCCAGTATTAAGACTAAAACCTCCAATACCATTATGAGCAACAGCACCATTTATGTATGTGTAAACTGTGCCCGAACTCATTTTCATAACTATGTGATACCACGAATTAGTATCTCTAATATATGGATCTGCATTTGTTAGAGAACTACCATCATAAATGTATAATTTATTAGCAGTTTGTCCTGTTGTCCCATTAAATGCTAAACCAGCACTTCCAGTTGAAAAAAGATACTTGTAATCATCTAATTTTTGGTGTTTTACCCATGCTGAAAATGTATAAGTTGAACTGGCAGTCTCTGACGTTCTGGTCATTACACAATTTGTTCTACCATGTCTAAACCTTAAACTTTTCTCAATTACTGCTCCACCTACAGCACTATCAGTCGTTATAGGGTGGGGTAAAAATGCTCTTGCCATTATCTAACCTCAACTAAAGTTTACTGATGCACCTGCGAGTAGTGTCGTTCCTGCTGCTCCTGTTTTATGAACTGAGAATGATATTAAACTTATTGCTCCACTTGTCGTTGGTAATGTTGGTGTACCACCTGATGGGAATTGAAATGCTGTGCTAAAACCAACTGTCGCTACACCTACATTTTCAATTCTAACTGTATGACTATCTCCCTCTGATCCACCAGTAACGTCAATTGTTACATTACCCGTTGCTAAAACCTTATGATCATCTGCACTTGATAGTAATATATGAGTTGTGATACCAGATGGTGTAATTGCTTCGGTAGTAATACCAACCGAAACACCAGTTAAATTAGATCCATCACCATGAAACGCAGTTGCAGTGCATATACCAGTGACACGGAGACCATCTCTAAATGTACCAACTCCTAGAGAGTCAACATTGGTTACATCTTCATATGTTAATACACCACCAACTCCGAGATTACCTGAGAACGTACCAGTTGTTCCTGTTAGTCCATTTGGAAAATCTGCAGCACCACCAGACTGACCACTAAAATCCGTTGCAGTACATACACCAGTTACTTCCAAACCATTAGTCGCAGTTGGAGCACCGTTTGCAGTTTTATTTGTTATTGAATTTGCCCTTAATCTTGACATGGTTTATATTTTTTAGTTATTTATGGTATGCGTAAATCAAATACGTCAGGAACAACATCACCTGACTCTATAATTAAATCAGCAGAATCTTCTATTTGCAATTCTGCATAGTTTGTGTAAACAGCAACCGAAGTAGGTGGTGGATCAACTGTAATTGTTGAACCAATACTCATTACACTATTCACATAATAAAGAGTACTCAATGGACTTGTTTGATCTGAACTTAGTGGAGTTCCAATACCAGTAACACCAGTTAAACTAGAACCATCTATCGCAGGAAGAGAACCAGTTAATTTACTTGCAGCTAATGAACCATCAAAACTTGACGCAGTAACAATTCCTGATAGGTTTAGATTCCCATCAGCATTTGCAATTATCTTATCGGTTGCTCTTGTTAGTGCCATTTAGTTATTTATATTTGATAACGGATCAGATTGTATTCCCATTTTTTACCTAGTATTGCATTGATACACCAGTAATTCTTGTTTCTTTAGACCCTGCTGCTTGGTTAGCAACTTCAACTTTATATTTAAGTTGTGTACCAGCAGTCACTGTTACATCATTTACCTTAGCCATTTTTATACCTGTAGCAAAATCAGGTTGTGCTACAAGAGTTCCTTGAGTAAAGTTAGAGCCATTATCTGCTGATAAATGTATTTTTAAATCTGTGTTTAAAGTTGCAGTTCCAGAACTATCAATATATGTAATAACAGCACCCATAGATGTTGTTGACGCACCAGCAGTAACTACATTACTTATAAAATTACCTGTTGCGTTATTTACAGTAGTAGTTAATTTTTGTCCTTTTATTTGTATCTCTGCAAGACCAGCGTTAACATTGCCGTTGTTATGGTATCCATCAAACACAATACGAAATGCAGCAGTATTTGTAGACACTACATAAGGTGTAGTTAAAATCATTCCAGCATAACTATTACCAGCGTTTGTAGCTTCTATATTCCAACTAGCAGTACCTTGGTTTGCACTACCAGTAGGAGTTACAATTTGACTTCCTCCAAATGTACCACTTGACCCACCTGAGTCTGCAATTTCCATTCTAAAATATCTAAATCTTGCATAAGTATTAAAGTTATAAAATTGAAAACCAGTTAATTTAAAACCTACTCCAAAATCAGAGTCCGCTCCAATTTCATATCCAAAACCTTTAGTGTAACCAGAAGGTCCAGCTATATAAAAAGTTTGACCTTGCCCTCCTCCAATACTTCCAGTTACTCCATCAATCATTCCAGCTGGATTAATAGAAGTACCATTATAGTTGTAAATTCTGTTTGAATCTAAATCACTCGTTGACCAATATTGATCTGTACCATAACTTTGAATAATACTAGCTACATATTCTCCACCTGTAGTATCTCTAGCCATACCTGTTAATGACGCTATACCATTAGCATCTTGGAAAGTTTCTACAGAAGTAGAGTTAGTATTGTATCTAGTAGCATTTTGTATGCCATTTATTTTTAATGCTAGTGCTGATATATCGTTAACTATTTTGTCATCACTAAAAGGTGTAACGTGTTGAGTAACACTACTGGAAGATATTCTTGCATCTGCAATTGTCCCTGTTAATTGACCAGCAGGTATACTGGTTAAGTTTGATCCATCACCCTTAAATGTTGTAGCCTGACAATCTCCAATAACTGTGACTGTACTTATACCTGCATCTGCTTCTATATTATTAACGACTATCTTACTTGTCATACTATCCTCCAGTTACCCTGAACTGTGACAGAATATCCTGCACCAACTCGGATTGTGCCGACTGATAATCCATTTGTTCCTGATGGGATAGTAACATTTTCATCAATTTCTGTGCTGTTTGCTTTGATAATTCCAAAACGATCTAACCATTGCTTCTTACCATTTGCAGTGATTGTGTCATGAAAGGTGACAGATGTAACTCCTGTCTGTGAACGTATTGTATTGACAACTATTTTTGTCATACGATTGCCCACTCACCATTGACTGTAATCGTATGTCCATCTGCAATCGTTACTGGTCCCGATGAAAGACCATTCGTTCCAGAGGGAATAGTAATACTTTCAGCAATCGTATCACGATTTGCTTTGATTACACCATAAGTATCTAACCACTGATTATCACCATTTGCAGTGATAGTTTCTTTAAACTCCGTTGAAGTGGAGTGAGAATCAATGATGTTGGCTTTAAGTGTTGACATGTTTTATTTATGGTTTAGTTGGCCAAGTGACATTTTTAACAAAAGGACCATCAAGTTCTGGTGTAGCAGTTGATGGTAAATCACGAAGTGCCTGACGATATGTTTTCCATGCTGTTGTTTCAGCAACACCTGTCTCTGCTGCTTTTGTTACTACCCAATCAGTATCCCTAAGTAAATTATCTCGATGCACTCTTAGTCTTCTCATTGCCTCTCCATCATATAATTCCTGTGCCTTGTTCATTACCTCAGTTTTTGTAGGTAATGTTCCAGTTACGATATTGGTATCCCAAACCATATTTTCATAACTTGACACACCCTGACAGTAAAAAGCACCTGGTTTATTACCAGTTAATGAGTGTGCTGCTTCTGCTATAAAGTCGGAGGTTGTTGTAATCATTTTAAATATTCTCTAATTTGTTAGTTACGTCAACGTAAAATTTATTATTACTGTTTGTATTATAAGCATTTTGTATATACATGTCTAACGCTTGTGTGCCAGAAGGATCCCAAGGTATGATAAATCTATTCATAGTATAGTTATAGTACCAATCATAGTGTTGCTCACTTACATATCCACCGACTAGACCATAAGTTTTACCTCTTTGATATATGTAACCAGTCAAATAACCATGATTAGTTGATCCATTGTGCATATATGTCAAAGAAAGTTCAAGTGCATATACACTAGATGCATTACAATTTGAAACGTTACCTAATTGTACGTTTGAGTTGTTACTACCACTACTGTAAGTAAGATCTGATACGACTCGTTGACCACTGACTGTACCACCACCTGTGCTCATTGATGCTTGGGCACTAGTGCTTGTTACTGTCTGGAATGTTCCATCTCCACGTAGAAAAGTTGTATTACTTGCAGTGCCACCACCTAATCTACCAGAAGTTACAATACCTGTTAAATTACCAGCAGGTATATTAGTTAAATTAGCAGCACTTACTGCAGGTAACGTTGCTGGAAAACGTGCATCTGCAATCGTGCCAGTCAAATTAGCAGCTGGAAGACCAGTTAGATTTGAACCATCCCCATGATGAGCAGCAGTTATATCAGTAGCTGTGATACTACCTGTAACACTCGCAATTCCAG